AAGTTAATAAACATAAAATTCAGAGGTCCTGAGAAATCCTTTAAACTTGTATCTGGTGCTGAACTTATCTTTTGGAACATAGATTGTCTAAGTCAATTTGATGAGGTTATTATAACCGAGGGAGAGATAGATGCTCTCACTTACATACAGGCAGGATTTGATAATGTAATGTCTGTCCCTAATGGTGCAAATAAAAATCTTGAATATCTTGATACCTGTATAGGGATGTTTGCAAATATAAAATCTGTCTATATCGCAACAGACCAGGATACAAAAGGCATTGAATTGCGTGATGAACTTATTCGTAGACTTGGTGCTGAGAGATGTTATATAGTTTCTTTTAAGGATAAGAAAGATGCAAATGAATACTTGTGTGCTTATGGAGATTCAATCATAGATACGATAAAAGATGCCAAGCCAGTTCCGGTAAAAGGGATTATTGAAGCAGGGAATATCTATGCAGATATGCGTGATCTTTATGAGTTAGGGGTGCAGAAAGGGAAGGAGCTGAATCAACCGGAACTTGATGAGTATATTACATGGGAATCCGGCAGGTTAGCAATAGTCACAGGGATTCCTTCTTCCGGCAAGTCTGAGTTTGTAGATTACATTATTGCTAAATTGAATTTTCTTTATGGATGGAAAGCAGGATTATTCACTCCTGAGAACTATCCTTTAAAATTTCATTATGCTAAATTATTTGAAAAGTTCATAGGTAAGAAATTCTCTAAGGATGAATCTAAGGAAGTTGACTTTGATATGGCTTATGAATATATTCGGGAAAACTTCTTTTATATTCTCAATGAAGACAGTTTTTCTTTAAAGACTATTCTTGATTCTGCACGAATATTAATAAAAACTAAGGGAATTAAAATACTAGTCATAGACCCATACAATAAACTTGAGCATGACTATAAGGATTCGGAGACTCAGTATATAAGCAGATTCTTGGATCAGTTAATCTCTTTTGCAAAATTAAATGACATCTTATTGATACTTGTAGCACATCCTAGGAAGATGAATAAGACTGCAGCAGGTAAATTTGAAGTGCCATCACTTTATGATATTTCTGGTTCTGCTAATTTTTATAATAAAACTGATTATGGATTAACTGTTCATCGCAGGTCTAATGAACAAAATATAATGATTAACGAAGTTGATGTATATTTTCAAAAGATTAAATATAAGCATTTAGGAAAGCAGGGGATAGTCAATTTAAAGTATAATTACCTTAATGGTAGGTTCCAAGCAGAAGGATATGATAATACTAACTGGCTTATCCCAAATCAGCCTACAGGCAAATTGAATCCCGATCCAATATTTAATTATGACGAACATGAAGCCCCGTTTTAAAGTAAAAGAATCCTATAGTCATCTGATGGCTAAAATAGTTTTAGCACATTGGGTAGGTGGTATAATGGAAGAACCATTTTATATTGAGGATCAATATCTCTTTATTCCTGATGTTACTGTAAAAGAAAATGAATCTTTAGTATCTATTTATAAAATAGTAGAATCACATGCATTTACTGGTAAGAAATTAGGATTGATCCAAGAATGGTGTTATCGTAATGCAACAGACTTAACAGTATTTGAAATAAGTGCTAGATATATATTAGCACAGACAGATAAACCTGATTGTATAATTCCAATGGACTGTTATATTATAGAATTTGAAAAATAATTATCCATTTTACCGATTATTCCAAAAATTAATTTATAATATACAAAAAAACAATAGATGACATTTTTAACAATAGTAGGTATAGTAATCGGAGCCATTATCTTAGTCTATGTCCTGAGTCGTGTAGCGACAAAGGGAGCGTTGACAGAGATAGAGGAGTTCTTTAAAAGCAAGAAAGATGGCAGTTCTACAGACCGAACCTGACCGCAAGGATGTCCTGATAGGAGCGTATGTCTCCAGAAGGACGCATTCGTATTTCACACTCTTCACTCTAGCCAAGGGGATGTCTAAGAGCAAGGTCTTTCAGGAGCTGTTCTACGACTTCATCTCCAGGCAGAAGGAGGTAGACCCTGAGTCGGCACTCATCAGACAGATCATCACGAGGGTGCAGAAGACGAGGAACAAGTCTAAGAACAGGGACATGGACCTTGGGACGTTTAAGAAGGTCATACAGGCAGAACTCTTGCAGAAGGGTGTAGCAGAGAACTATGTAGCGATTATAATTAGTGAGATAATTTGAATCAATGTAGCGTAGAAACCCAATAATTATTAGTGAATCAAATAAAAAGTGATATGATAGAGACTAAAAAATGTTTTGAACCAGGGGATGTAGTCATGATCTTTGGGCAACCGATGAAATTAACTCATCCTATTGGACAGGCTAAATTAGTTAAGAAGATAAGCGAGAATGAAATTCTAGAGCATTGGTTCGTAGAGTTTCTCAATGACGAAGGACATACTTACGAAGCATTTATAAAGAAGTTAGATGGAAAGAAGTAGCAGAATGTTCGTGGGAATTGACAACGGCTGTTCGGGTGGAATTACTATTCTCAACGAGCATGCAGGAGTGATCTTACATATCAAGACTCCGGTGAAGAACTGTTTGAAATACACCAAGGCTAAAGCATTCTTCAACAGAGTAGATGTGATAAAGATGAGAGAGGCATTTCTCTATGCAGGAGTTGATTCTTTCTGTATGATAGAAAGACCGATGGTAAATCCTGTGAGGTTCAATGCTTCTGTGAGTGCTATCAGATGTCTTGAAGCCACTGAGATACTTCTTGAAGAGCGTCAGATACCGTACCAGTTCATTGACAGCAAGGAGTGGCAAAAAGTACTGCTTCCTTCAGGGCTGAAGGGAGACGAGCTTAAAAGGGCAGCAGAGCAGGTATGTAAGAGATGGTTTCCTAAAATAGACATAGTAAACGCAGATAGTATGTTAATAGCAGAATATTGCAGGAGGACAAAGAAATGATATGGACTACAAGTTTTAGAATCAAAAGGAAAGGTAACTATCTGTATAGAGATTATTACATGGTTGAAGCATGGTTTTTCATTATCATTCCAATCTATATAAAAATTGACTAGATGAAAGAGATACTTAACTACATTGATACTGTAAATAATATCTTAGTGATAGTAGCCATAGCTACAGGAGTCATTGCCATAACAGCTATTGTTTGTTTTTTAATCTATAAAATATTTAAGTATTATGAAAGTAGTTTATGAGATGCACAGAAGCGAGGCTGAGACAGTCCTGCTGAAAGTAATTAAGAACCCAAGGCCATTCTCTAACATAGAGCTGGCAGAACTCCTTGAGAACCTGAATCCGACAAGGATATACATTGTGAAAGAAGACATCCTGCCATTAGGGAATATGGCACTAACTGCAAAGACATTCTAGATGATTAGGTCCTTAGAAATTTTTAATTTCCAATCTCATGGGAAAAGTAAACTCAACTTCTCGGAAGGTGTCAACGTCATTGTCGGAGCAAGCGATAGCGGAAAGACGGCACTTATACGAGCTTTGCGTTGGGTTGTTTGGGGACGACCAACAGGAGATTCCATCCGTTCTAATTGGGGAGGAGAGACATCTGTTGCACTTACCACTGAAGACGGTACAGTTCTTAGGACTAAAGATAAAGGTGATTCATACGTGCTGGCTGCTGAAGGACGAGAAGAGCTTACGTTTAAGGCTTTTGGTACTACAGTTCCGCAAGAAGTCAGTAGTCTTCTTAATCTCAGCGAACTAAACCTGCAATCACAATTGGATAGTCCTTTCCTTCTGAGTATGAGTCCTGGCGAGGTGGCGACCTTCTTTAACAAAGTTGCGAAACTCGAAAGTATAGATAAAGGAACTACTAATGTAAACTCCGCTATCAGAGAACTTACTTCAGACATCAAGTACAAGACAGAGCAGGAGACAAGGCTTACTGAAGAAATAGCAACATATCCAGATATGGAGATATATGAATATGACGTATCTGCTTTGGAGGACATGGATAAGGAGAAGGCTGTATTAGCTAACTCTGTAAACAAGCTGCATGCTACTACATCTGCTTATAGGCTTGTTGTTGCGAATCTTAAAGAGAAGTCGGAGATACTTAAAGCTGAGAAGCCTCTTAATAACATTCTTGATTTGATAGATCAGAAGAAGCATACAGAGGCTAATGTTGATAAACTCACTGATATACTTGCAAGGATTTATCACAATCAAGGTAAGATTATAGAAATAAACAAGACATTAACTCTTGAAAGGCATGTTTTGGAACTTCTGCAGTTACATACAGATAAGAAAATCGTCAAAGATAGGGTTGCCGTGCTTTCTGTTCTACTATCTAATATGAAAGGTATCCAAGATAGGGTAACTAAGGGAAATGCCTTCATAGAGGCTAAGAATAGCGAATGGGAGGCATTAATGCCTGTAGGTTCTATTTGTTTGTTGTGTGGACAAGAAATTAAAAGATAATGGAAAGAGGTAAGATAAATAAACCAACGGCTCTGTTGTGCGGTGACATCCACCTCCGTGAAGATGTTCCAGTATGCCGTACAGACAACTACGAAGAGCGTCAATGGCTCAAGTTAGACTTTATCTCTGACCTTCAGAATCAATATGATATTC